ATACTTGATTGAAATAACTTGATTCTAGCAATAGCGTCAATAGGCAATAATAGAGAGAAGCGATTATCATACCAGCACAAACAAAAGTGTGATGATTTGAAGGAGATGTCAGTTTTTTGAAGCGATAGCGTCTTTGGTTCATATTTTAAAGTGCACTGGTAGCAATAAAAAAGAGAAGATGATTCAAAAATGGGGCGCATATTGCGCCCTTTTTTTAAATAAAAGAGTATGTTAATATATTTATAGAATAAACTATATACTGAGATTTATTAGAGGAAAGATATGTGTCATTAAGCGTGTTCTTCGTTACACATGGGGGGAGCTAACGGGTTTAGTTTATGTCAATACATTAACTTTTGAGAATACGCCTGTGGCAATAACGGCGATTTTAAAAATTACAAAGGCAAAATTGTGTGCAAATGAAGAATAACGTATGAATTTGAGATTAATGGCAAGCAAGGTCATACAGCCTCTTCAAATGCAAAAGCGCTACTACCCAAACGGTCATAGGAGCTATTATATGAAAAAGAGTCCAGAAAAAATAATAAAGCAGTATGCAATAATCAATAAAATGCATACCGCTGCATTCGTATCAATATTTACGGTTATGCCAATCCTTGGCATACTCTATTTGGTAGCAAGTGAGGGTAGTCTCTGGAAAACGATATTGGTATATGTTTTTTTTAGCTATGCTGGCGTAATCGTTTTTATTGAATTTGTAATGAGAAGATGTCCAAATTGCTATTGTGGTTTTTCAAAGTATGTTTTTGATCCAGCTTATTGTCCCTACTGCAATGTAAGATTAAAGGAACCGAAAGCGTGATTGCACTTTATTTCACTTTTTCCGTGTTATAATAATACCGTGAAGAATTGACATCTCGGTGATGCCATTTTAGAATGTATTTATTCGCTTTTTATCACAATAGCTTTATTTATGAGATTTGAAATGAATCATTCGGTAGACGGATATATAGTTTAATGATGTCATCTACCGATGTAAAAGACCTTTTATGTAAAAGACCTTGGTCATATTGACCTTGGTCTTTGCTATTTTTTGAAAAAGTCACCCATTAGATTAAAAGTGTTTAAAGTGAATTAGAACAAAATGATATATAAACAAACCTAAACCAAATGTGATATCTTCAAAAGACTTTGAAAGCCAAACTTTATATGATGCTTTGGTATGCGAATAAAAAAAGCGCTGTCACATTGACCTAGTGAACCTTAAGTAGTTTAAATTAAGGGTTATGACGTGCGATGTAGTCTAAATTTTTTTAAAAATATAGACAGATGGCAGGCTAGAGAGCATAAGGTATCTATTTCCTTCAATGTGCCATGAGTTTTGTTCTAAACTCATCATGTAGAGTTTCATCATGAGCAGTTCTTTTGAGACATCGAAATAACTGCAGATATCATCGATATCATAGGCACTTTGCTTAAGTGTATGCATCATCGTAAAAGTTGGGACCAAATAGTTACAAGCCCATCTAATCGCACGGAATTCGTTTCTTTGTGTATTCAGAATGTTGAGATATTCTGAATACGATGCTAAAGGATTTGTAAAGACGCTGGTAAAATAATGTCCGAGTTCATGTGATAGAATTTCTCTGAATTCTAATTCACTTGTGACATTTTTATTGATGACGATGATGTCATGGTATGTATCAGTATAGTAAAAGCCTTTAATATGTATAGGGAGTTTTTCTGATGTCAGATAGATGCCGAGTTTTTGTATTAATTGTGTCAGTATTTTCAATGAAGTCACCTCAATAATAGATAAAAACAGAACAAATGTTCTGTTTTTATCTTAGCACTTCATAGGAAGTTTGTAAATCAAATTAATATACTTTATAAAATTATTAGCTAAAGTGATTAAGTGTATCGTGTTTTAAGAGCATAAGAAAATAAGGGCATAAGGGAATAAGAGCATTATAAAAAAGGACGCTCTATTTAAGGTTTTTCTTTTTTAGGTTTTCAATAAGGGATTTAACCATAGCAAGATCTTCATCTGTAAGGTGCTCAGTAGATTCAAAAGCGAACAACTCATTGCTATATTTCTTTATGTTTGTTTGACCGAGCAGATAGTCAATAGACACATCAAAATAGTTTGCAATTTTTGTTAGTAAGTCGTAATGGGGTTGTTTGGATTTTGTTTCGTACCCTGCAATTGTTGAGCGACCTACCCCTAATATTTTTGCAAGCTCTTCTTGTGTTAATTTATTTTCTTCTCTTAACGCCTTAAATCGTTGATTAAATGTCATATACCACCTCATAGTTTCTAACTAAATTATATAGAAAAATGTTCCTAAAAGCAACAAAATGATATCAAAATGATTGACAATGTTCCTTAAGTGAACTAAAATAACGTTAGAGAGTTCCGAAAGGGAACTTCTTCAACAATGATTATATTCCTGTGATGTTAGTGTATTCATCTTGGAAACGGTATAGGGTTTAGCCGTTACTGGGTGTGGCGCTTTTGACAGGACAGAAGAATTCACTGTAGGGAATCATGTCATTTTATTACTTAAATTAATGTATAAAAACTAACAAGAGATCTAGCATGGACCTTGAAAGGTCTAATCGTTATCAGGAGGAATTATATGTCAAAACAAGATATCAAAAAAAATCTTATGCGTTACAATACGATCTGTGCCGAAATTCACCAATTGAATCAAGATATATTAAATCTTTCAGAGGTGGTTGCAGCACATCGCGATATATCTGCTGTTGTTTATGACGGAATGCCAAAATCAAATCGCATTTCCGATCCTACTTATGAAAAAGCGCAACGTGTGATTGATGAATACGAAAAACAAGTGGTGAAAATTGAAAAACGGATTGTCACATTATTTGAAATGAAAAATGAAGTTGAGTCTTTTTTAGATACGCTTTCTGATATTGAAAGGCAACTCATCACTTTGCGCTTCTTTAAGAAGTATAGATGGGAGATGATTGCGCAGACTGTTCACTATAGCAGGCGACAATGTATGAACATTGTAGAGGGGTGTTTGCTATAGTATATGCGTATGAGGCAGTTCCAATTATAAAATAGCAAGGCGTTGTCATGTAGTGTGATGGTAGCTACATAAAAGAAATGACTGTCGCGATAGGCGCTGCACTTTATTGCACTTTTTCTGTGCTATAATGATAGAGTAGAAAAATTAACGAGAGACCTTTGTCAGATTGACTGAGGTCTTTTCGCTTTTTTGAAACATAACGTATGCGTAATCGTTTTAATGAAGCTGATGACTCTATTTGATTCTTTTACAAAAAAGGGAAAAGGTATAAGAAGCAATGGTTGGTATAATACGATTTTCCCATTTTAAAGGAGGTGATTGCTATTTCAGGTTGTTTAAAAGAAGAGATAGAGAGGGGGTGAATAGTAGAGGACATCCTTGATGATGTTTGAGAAGTGAACAAAATAGGAAAGGATTGAAATCAGTCCTACAGATGAAGAGGGGTGAAAAATGATTACCTTAAATGATGCAAAAATGCATCTGCGCATTGATTTTTCTGATGAAGATACCTATATTCAACTGTTAATTGATGCTGCTTATGATTTTGTAAGAGATACCTTACAACGTCCAATCAAAGTAGAAGAGATGTCAGCTGAAGAGGGGACGTTATGGGATGTGCCAAAGACAATTGATTTAGCCATTTTATTGTTAGTGTCGCATTGGTACGAGAATAGAAGTGCTGTCGTTGTAGGCCTTGTGGCATCAGAGGTTGCATTTTCTGTTACAGACTTGATATCACATTATAGTTTGGTATCAACAGGAGGTTAAGATGAACTCAGGCGCGTTAAACAAAAGGATTAAGTGCTATGGCTTTGATAAAACAAAAGTCAATACGGCAAATGAAATCGTAGGTGAGCTAAAATTACTTTTAGAGACATGGGCAAAAGTTGAAACAATTGAAGTGAACACTGAAGCTGAAAACGATGCGCTAAAAGTAATTTTGATAACGACAAGATTTCAGCAAGCGATAACAGATGTTTTAGCCATTAAATTGCCTAGTGGCGCGATGATAGATGTTCTGTCAATTGTCAATGAAAATGAAGATAACCGCTTTCTCATTATCAGAGGAAAGAAGGTCGACTAATGGTTTATTTTGATTTTAGCGCATTTGATCGTTTTGAGGAAAATGTTTTATATCAACTTGAAACGTGTTTGCCCTATGTCTTGGAACAGCAACTTATGATTGGCGCTGGTGAAGTCCTAGAACATTTGAAAGCAAAGACAGTTCTTTTGACAAAAGATAATATTAGGTTTGACAATCTTGAAAAGAGCTGGCAAGTATCAAGTGTTATTAGCAATCCAAGCAGTGGTTGGTACCGTGTGAGTGTGTTCAATGATGATCCCCGCGCGAGTAGCTTTGAAAACGGCTATAGCACCAACCAAAATGAATTTATAAAGGGTAAGCATATTATGATGAATGAAATGAAGGGACTTGAAACACAAATGATAAAGATGGCTTATGATGCAGTAGAAAAAATGATTGGAAGTATAACATGTTAACATNNAGACGCATGCGTGCTACAAAATAGTAATAGACCTGTCTATATTGAGCTTGTACCACAGCAATTTTCCAGTGGAAAATATGTTGAACGCATTGTAAATGTCTTTATCAGGTTTCATGAACAAAATACAACACCGCTTAGTAGATTGGCTACCTTTGAAAAAATGGCAGTAGCGCTAAGCAAACCTATACCTATAGGNNGTTCTTGAAGTGAAATGCAGCTTAAGATTTAATGATGGTTACAATGAAGCCATTCAAAATGAAATAATGGCAACACTAGAATTTAAAGGAGGTATTTAATGGGATTACCAGAGGTACGTATAACATTTATTGAAAAAGCAACATCGTTTATTCAAAGAAGTGAAAGGGGCATCGTGGCATTGATTCTCAAAGATAACACGATTGCAGAGACGAAAGCCACTACAGCCAGTAGCCTTGCAGAGGTTTCAGAGGCAAACTGGACAGAAGATAATTATGATTTTATAAAACTGGCATTTATGGCGCATCCATTTAAGGTAATGCTTATACGATTGCCAGAAGATGCAGCAGATTACAGTGATGCATTTAGCATGTTAGCGACAAAGCAATTTGACTATTTAGCAGTTCCAGGTATTGAGAGTGAAGATGTTGAAGTGGTAGCCTCATGGGTGATTTCTGAGAACACTAAAAATCACCTTATTAAAGCAGTACTGCCAAATGTCGTATCAGGTGATCACGAGTGCATTATCAATTTTACAACCACTGGGATTACGACTTTAGAAAAAGCATATACAACAGAGGCATACACAGCGCGAATGGCAGGTATTTTTGCGGCAATTTCCTTATCAATGTCTGCAACATATTATGTTTTAAATGAAATCACAGCCATTGAAGATCATACTGACCCAGATGCTGCCATTGATGCAGGTCAGTTAATCCTTATCAACGACGGTGAGAAAATTAAAATTGGTAGAGCGGTCAATAGTCTTGTCACTTTGACAGATAAGAAGGGCAAAGATTATCAAAAGATTAAAATTGTAGAGACAATGCAAATGATTCAAAAGGATATTCGCAGCAATTTTGAGGATAATTATATTGGCAAGATACCGAATAGTTACGATAACAAAATGGTTATGATTGCTTCGATTGAGGCTTATTTTAGTGATTTAATTGCAGAAGGTATTTTAGATTCTAAGGCGACCAATGCAGTTGATATTGATTTAGCAAAACACTTAGCAGTTGCAAGTGCTGATGGTGAAGACACAAGTACGATGGATGAAACAGCTATAAGAGAATACAACACAGGGACGTTTGTCTATTTAGAAGGTAAGTGTAAACCACTTGATGCCATGGAAGACTTAAACTTAGGATTAGTAATATAAGGAGCGGGATATGAATACAAGTTTAGATGCAAGACGACAATTTAATGGAACATTTGGAGATTTATGGTGGGATGGTGAAAAAATTCTTGAAACCGTTTCATTTGAAGCAAAAGTAACGGTTAATCGTGAAGACGTAAGCCAGTCAGGTGACAACTCTATGGATTCAAAGATGATGTCTCTTAAAGGTGAGGGAACTTTGAAAATTAAAAAAGTATATTCAAGAGGATTAAACAAACTTCTCGAAGCTTACAAAAGTGGTCGAGACCCTAGAAGTCAATTTATTGGTCTGTTAAATGACCCAGACGCACTTGGTAAAGAGCGTGTTGTTATTGATAATTGCTGGTTTAATGAGTTTACCCTTATGCAATTTGAAAACAATCAATTGCTTGAGCGCGAATTTCCATTTGGCTTTACCCCTAAGAATGTGACGATTAAAGAGACAGTAAAATAAAAGTGAGGTTAACATGACATTAGAGACAAAGAAAACAGCGAAAACACCCAATAAATTAACACTGGATGATTTAATTAAAAGAGCACCAGCACTTAAAAAGAAAACCAAAGAGACAAAAGCAGTTTACGTTGAGAGTTTGAAAGGCACTGTAATCGTTGAGGAACCTGACCGCGAAACTGTGATGGATTCTCTAGATTATAATGATAATTATTCAGGAGATCGATACCTTGTCTATAGCTCAGTGATCTCTCCTAATTTGAAAGATAGCAGTTTGCAGGAAGCCTATGAGTGTGTATCACCAGATGAAATAATCGACAAGCTCTTTAAAGTGGGTGAAATTAGCGCTATTGCTAAAATTGCAATCGAGCTGGCAGGCTACAATAACTTAACGAAAGTCGTTGATGATTTAAAAAACTAATAAGAAGTGATGGCAATATAAATCTTTACCATCACTTCTTAAAAAAAGGCATAGAACCAGCGCGCATTGATGCACTTAGCAATCATATGCGCTATTTTTATGCCGCATCAATGGAAGTAGAAATTGAAGAAGGGCACCATGAAAATGGTGCCAATTTCAGGGGGTATTAAATGGCAACAAATGAAATCATGGCTACGATAACCCTTCGTGATAATATGACGGCATCTCTAAAAAAAATTAGACTGGAGTATGGTGCGTTACGGGACGATATAAGAAGCACAGTTAAAGAAATTGAGAGCGCCTCAAATCAAGTTCTTACAATCAACGTCGATGCAGAGGCAGCTACAAAAAGTGTTGAACAGTTCAAGGAAATGTATGACTCTATTGGGAGTAAAAACGTTACATTAACAGTGGATAAACATAAAGCTACAAGGAAATTAAAGGCTGTAAAAAACATGGCATCCTCTTTAGGTAAAAAGTTATATACGCCAACTGTAGCTATTAAGGATTTAACGTCAAAAGGGTTGTCAACCGTTAAAAAATCACTTTTAAGTTTAATGAAGTTTCCTATCGATATTAACTCTAATCCAATCAACGTCGATGCAGAGGCAGCTACAAAAAGTGTTGAACAGTTCAAGGAAATGTATGACTCTATTGGGCATAAAAACGTTACATTAACAGTGGATAAACATAAAGCTACAGGGAAATTAGAAGCTGTAAAAAACATGGCATCCT